GTACTTGTTTGTATTCTTCGTCTCCTTTGCTTATGTCTATTCTTTCTCCGCATACCCATCTTTCTTCTTTATTTAGTTTTTGTATCCAGAGTTTTTCTTTTTCTTCTTCGCTGTATAGTTTGTTTCTCCAGTATATCGGTAGGTTTATTTTGTGTCCGCTTCTGGTTCTGTAGGTTTCTTGGGTATGTTCACCCTTATATAGATTTTTATTACTATCAGGTTTATTGATATAATTATTTCCGATTCCGGCGCTTGTAAGTACAATGCTATTGTACGTAGTATGTTTTTCATCTTGTTTGTTTATGTATTTTACTATATAGTTTACTGTTTTTTCGTTGACGTAGGTTTTTACTGTTGTTTCTTTACGTGGCCATATGTATCCGTAGTTCCATATGTTTCTGATTTCTTCTATTGATTCGTTAGTCCACATTATTCCGTGTAGGTGTATGTTTTCAGTGCCATTGCCTCCTAGTTCTGTTACTAGCCAGTGCCTTATTGATTTTTTGTATTTTTTGCGCCATCTTTCTAGGAAGTGTCTTATTCCTATTGTTGCTAGTTCATTGTCTAGGTCGTATCCCTTTAGTAGTTTGGGTCTTTTGTTAGTTTCTTTGTGATTGTAGTGTGCCTGTATTCTTTTTTCGTTTATTTCGTATGCTTTCTCCGTTAGATGTTTTATTGATTCATTGCTGAACGTTAGTGTTATGAATTTTCCGTTTGTGTTTGTCTTTATGTCTTCTAGTAGTCTTGCTTGCCATTGTCGTGCTTTTTGTTTTCTGCACTCTATACATTTTCCGCATCCTATCGGTACGTATAGTGTGCGTATATCATTAACGGGGGGAATATTCCCCCCGTTTTTTTTTGTATTTGTGTACTTTTTGTTTTTGAACAGCTTTGGATATAGACACATTATTTTGGGTCTTTTGGTGAGTGTTTTTGTTTTTCACCTGTTGTCAGTTCTAGTATTCCTGCTGTTACGTTGTTTAGTTGTCCTCCTATTACATTCCATAGGCCGGGGTATTTTGCTTGTAGTTCTGATTTGAACTCTTCTACTCTTACCTTACGGTCTTCTATTGACAGTTGTACCCATCCTTGTGTTAATTTAGTTGCTATTGCGTTAGCTTCTGTTTCCGTTAGGTTTGTTTTTGCCTGCGTGTTTGCATTTTGTAGTAGTGCTCCTATTGCCTCTGCTTTGATTTTACTTATTTGGTCTTGCAATGTGCTTTCTGTGATTTTGTTTTGCAGTTGAGCTGTTTGTATTTTTTGTATTCCTTCCTGTACTACGTTTTGCATTGCTTCTACTTGCTCGTTTACTGTGTTTCTTTGTACCGTTGCCTTTACTTGTTCTATTTCTCTTTGTACCCATGTGAGTGCCTCTTGTGCCTTTACATTGCTTGTTTCTGCTTCTACCTTCGGTACGTTTGTTTCTTTTAGCTTTGTGTCTGCTTCGATATTTCTTCTTTGTGCGTCTAGTAGTGCTATTTGTGCTATTGACCCCATGTCCATTCCGTGCCCTTTTCCACTTGTTTCTACGTAAGGTGCTGTTGATACATTTGCTCCGCCTCCTCCGTGTCCTATTGTGCTGCCTCCTGCTCCACCTTCTCCGTACATTAGTGCGGGGTTTAGTCCTGCCTTTATTAGGCCTTGTTTAGTTGCTTCTGGTGACTTGTCTAGCATTTCTAGTTCTTTGTCTTGTTGGTAGTTCATCATTTCTCTTTCTCCTGCCATTTGTATTCCCATTTGTTGCATTTGTAGTTTCTTATTCATTCTTCTGTCGTATCTGCTTCCTAGTCTTTGCATTCCCATTGCTATTCCGCCGCTTACAGCTTGTCCAGCGGCTCCTTGTCCTAGTGCTGCGAACCATCCTGCCATAGTGTTTGAGTTTAATTGTGATTGTATTTTTTTTCGTGCTTTTTTAAAAGCAGTACGCTCTAGTTCATAATATAGAATAGATGCGTACTGCTGGTCTGTGCCTTCTATTGGCTAGGCTTTGCCTTCGTTTTGTTTTTGTTGTGCTATTGCTTTTGCGTGTTTGTTGTTTGGGTAGTCTGTGTTGAATTTTGTTTGCTGTTCTGGTGTCATTGTGTCGTAGGTTCTTTCTCCTATTCTTTGGTCTCTTTTTGCCGTGTGTGATTTGCTTACGGTGTCCATTGCTTCTACTGCTATTTCGAACCTGTCTGTTCTTATGTTGTATTGTGCTTCTACTCCGTTGCCTCTTTCAGTGTAGATTAGTGGTGCTCCGTCTGTGATTGGCTCTTTGTTATTTGTTATTCGTCTGATTTTGTTTTCTATTGTTTCTCCTTGGTAACTATCGTTTACCGTGAGTGTTGTTGGTTGTCGTTGTTGTTTTCTGTAGTAGTTCATGTTTTTGATTTTAGAGGTTAGGCATTAGTTTTGCACTCATTTTTCTTCTTGCTGTTATGTCTACGCTTATTTGTGCCCAGAAGTTTTGTGCGTCTAGGGATGTTTGTGCGAATATTTGGTTATAGTGTCTTGGGTCTATGTACGTAGTCAGGTCTTTTATTTCGTATGCGTATTGTGTTAATTGGTTTGCTTCGTATTTTCTGTTCAGTGTCATGAACATTTCGTTAGATTCTATTGCGAAGTTTCCGTATACCTTGTTTACGTTTGTCATGTAGTTCACCCATGCTGGTTGTTTTCCTGCACTGTTTTGTATCCATGCTCCTGTTACGTCTTGTCTTGTGTCCCACCATGCCATTTGTTCTGTTATTAGTTCTTGAAATCCTATTTCGTCTAGTGCGGGTTTGTGTAGGTCGTCCATTGTTTCTAAGTGTACGTCCCATTTGTTTCCTTGGCTATAGTCTATTCTTGGTGTTAAGCTGATTATGCCTAGTATGTAGCTTGGTTCGTCTACTTTTACTGTGATGTTACCTCCTTTGTGTTTGTGTCCCATTATTCCTTTTCCTGCGAGTGTGCCTAGTGGTTGTGCTGTTGTATCTCCCCCTCCGGCTTCTGCGTTGCTTACTACTTCTTGGAATACTAGTTCTTTAATTAGGCCTCCCATGTACATTGGTGTTTCGCATCTTTGGTATCTGTCGTGTGTGTATACTGCGTCTAACCAGTTGTCGTATGTGCCTCCACTTACTGCTATTCTGTTAAGCATATCGTATACTTTTCTGCTTAGGTTTAGCGTGTCTATTGTGAAGCTGCCTCCTGTTGTGTCTATTGCTGTTACTGCGCTTATGCCGTTTACTCCGTCTATCCAGTCTGTTTGTATCCAGTTGTTCAATAGGTCGCTTTGGTATGTTTTTATTGCCAGTCCTTCTTGGCTTCCCATTACTGCTCTTTGGATGTCGCTTTCTTCTTCCAGCTTTTTGTATGGTTGTAGATTTGCTAGGAAGATGTCTACTGCTGCTGCGCTTTGTACGTTGTTTAGTATGTATTCTCTCATTCTGTCTATGTCTGACAGTGGGAAGAAGTCTACGTTTATAGGCCCTAGTGCTTGCTGTGTTGGTGGTATGTAATACCATTCAGTCGCGTATACTGGTACTTGTTGTAGGTATGTTGGGTCGTAGTTTAGTACTATTAGTAATCCTCCTGAGTTGTTGAATGTTGTCAGTAGGTTTAGTGGATAGTCTCCTACGTTTGTTCTTATCATTATTTGGTCTAGTGGTTGATTTACTGCTGCCAGTAGTGAAACTGTAATTACTGTGTTGAAGTCTACTAACGGTATGCTTGCTGTTCCTCCTCCTACTTGTGGCAGTACGTTTCCGTCTATATCTATTGCATCTACTTGTTGTACTCCTGCCACTGGTGCTGTGTGTATTACTGCTCCGTTTTCTTCTTGTTTGTTGGCGTAGTAGTTTTTGTATATATCCCAATATGCCAGTAGTGCTGTTCCGTTGAACGTTCTGTAGTTGTCTGGTGCTCCTGCTATTGCCATTCCTAGGCCTCTTAGTCCTAAGTAGGCTAGTATGCAGCTTGGGTTTATGTGTGCGTTATCTATGTCTAGTCCTTCTGGTGGTGCGTTCAGGTCTATTATAGGTACGCTGTATTTGATTATTGGTAATTTGATTTTGTTCATTTCTAGTCCTATGCCTAGTGCGTTGTTGTGTAGTTTTCCGTGGTATAGTCTTATTGGTGCTTGGAATACGTCTAGCTGTACTTTGAAGCTTCCAAACAGTGGTCCTACTGTTGGGTGTGTTTTTACGTCGCAGTCTAGGTGTATGTCGAATGTGTCTCCGGGTAATCCTACTTCGCATAGGAACGGTACTAGTGTTCCTGCGCTCATTGTACTTCGCCATAGGTATCCTAGGTCGTGTGTGCTTCTTTCGTAATTGTGTAGTTGCACTTTCATTCGGTTTCCCGATCCGAGGCGGTTGCCTCCGAGTGTTTTTTCCATTTTGTTTTTGTTTATTATGTTTATGATCTCCTGGTCAATTGTTGACCAGGTCGATTTTGGGCAATATAGGAAAGGCCGGCATTTGGCCGGCCTTGAGTTGTACACCATGTGTTGATATCTCAACCTTGGTCTTCTATTGCCTTCTTGTGTTCGTTGTATTGCTCCACTATGATGTGGGCGATTGTCATTATGACGAACCATTTTTCATCTGTTAGGCAATCCATTGCCTCTTCCTTGGTTGGGTATTTGTGAGTGATTATGTGTTTACCCATTGTTATAAACCATTCTTCGTTGTGTTTGTTTATGTAGAATGGTGTTTTGGGTATTTGTTCTCTTTCAACCAAGCTTGAGTTCTCCTTGTTCTGGTTTTCTTCTACATTCAATTGTGTACGTAATATGTCCTGTTGAGACTGTGGTTGTAACATATTTTTTTGTTTTTATTATTGTGTATTTGTTTTTTATTTCTTGTTTAGTGAGTTCTTTTGTTTTTTTATTTATTTGTTCTCCAGTCTCTAGGTCTACGTATATTGTTGTTGTAGTCCAGTACAGGCTTGTTCTTGTCATTTTTTACCTCCTTGTTTTATGGTTAGTAATTCGGTTACAGTTGTGTAGGTTTTTTCTCCTACGTTGATTTTGATTGTTCCTTTGTCTGTGATGATTACTAGGAAGTATAGATTTTTTTCTGCCATTCCTAGGTCTTCATTTGCTGTTTGTGTTACTTTCGCTGTTTTTACTTGTGCGTTTGTAACTGTAGTTTTTGTGTTGTCCATGATTTTTTGTGTCTCTGTTTTGTCAGATGACTTTGCGAATATAGTGTATTTTGTATTAGCGGCGCAGCCTGCCTTTAATTAATCCGTTCCCTTTTGAATACTTCCCGCCGAAGGCGTTTGTTTTTTCGTTCTTGTTTCCTGCATTATTTCTCGTCTCTGTTGTTCGTATAGTTTTACTTTTTCATTTTTTTTGTCGTTACCGTATCCTAGTTTTGTGTTTTGTTTTCTGTAGTATTCTAGTACTTGTTTGTATTCTTCGTCTCCTTTGCTTATGTCTATTCTTTCTCCGCATACCCATCTTTCTTCTTTATTTAGTTTTTGTATCCAGAGTTTTTCTTTTTCTTCTTCGCTGTATAGTTTGTTTCT